AGGACAAATTCGTCCTTCCAATCTGATTGTCGGGCTTCGAGAAGTTTGCCTTGGTAAGATTCCTCACCTCGGGCCATGCGTTCTGCATGCAATAATTGTGCATCAGACATAGCTACTTTGGTTCGTTGTCTATTTGAATATATCTTGGCTCCTGCTTTGAGGGCCATTCCAGCTAAATTAAACCACATAATATCTCCTTCTTTATTTAGTTTTTGGCTTCATCTTGGCGACTTTAATTCTATTTTCATTCGCCATCTCTTGTTTTTCAATGGATGTATCTGCACGAAGTTCAGCCAGTTCTTCATTCTGGTCGATCTTCGTTTCTTGAATATCTTGATTCATCATAGCCTTCATATTTTCTAAATTAAGTCTCTTTTCAGCTTCTTTTCTTTTCGCTTCATTGTCAAGAGCTCTAATATCAAGTTCTCTTGCTCTTAATTTAGCAATTGGGTCATGATCGAATTGAGAAGTGACTTTCTTCTCTTCCTTCATGTAATCTTCTGTCATTTCCGCTATTAGCACCGCTTTTCTAGCTTCAATCTTCTGCTGCATTTGCTGCATCTGCATTTGAGCCTGTTGAGCGCCTTGTGGATTTTGTTGAGCCATTTGTTGTATAGCCATTCCTTGTTGTTGCAACTGTTGCAACTCTTCTCTAAATTCTAATTCAATTTGTTCCTGAGCCATTAAAGAAATATGTTCTAGACAGTTTTTTTCAATCGCTGCATTCATCATCGGAGCACTTCTTGCCATATTCGTTGCCATAAAGTTTAAGTGCGCTGTAATATGAGCTCGGTGATCCTGACCCGGATAAGCCCTGAAAGGAACTCCGCCTAAAGCATCAATATGTTCTAGTGCCGGATCTTTTGGAATCATCGGTGGTTTTGGTTTTAAAATTAAATCAATATCCTTAACCCCTAACGCTTCATACATATTTCGATACACTTCGTACTGGTTATGCATCTTTGGATTTGAGGCTGCCAGTTGTAACTCCGTTTGCGCAAGAGAGATACGCTGAGTTTGAGAAAAAATGTTGGGGTCTGCAACTGGCAGAATATCTACGCGGGCATCGAAGTCCGTTTGCATAATTTGCCTTTGGCCTCCGACAACATCGTATGGGTATACGGGAGGTAGATAAAGTTTAAAAACACGTGAAAGTAATATAAATTCTCTTTTCATAGAGGCGTATAATCTTTTATGTATGGCCGACATTGTTCGGCTGCCTCTTTCCAACAAGGCCACGGTCGTGCCTACTGCTGCCTGTTGATTTCCCTCACCCACTTGCAGGTCCGCTATAGAAGCGAATCGTTGGCCTGCTTGAACCACGACGCCCATTAAAGCTAGTAAAGTTTGAGACGGTTCTTTAAACGGAAGCAGCATAAATGCATCTCGTAAGTTTCCGCCGGGTGCATCGACATCTCTGAATTCTCCCGGTTGAATGGATTGTGCTTCGTCTCGCATCTTAATTCCACGCATCTTGAATCCAGCAGGAAGGTTCGCTAACGTCCCTGCGTCCAAGAGTTGACGCAATGCCGCCGTTGCCGTACGACTTAATCCGCCAATCATATGAATCAGCCCAAAGCCATAAAAGCCTAGGCCGGGTAAAAATTTGAAATGTACAAAATATTGAATTTTTTCTTTTTTAGGATCCTTCACTTCATAGTTTCTTCGAATTGATAAAACTTTTCGAGTGCCTTCTTCCAACGCCACAACATAAGGCAGTTTGATTCCGGTAAAGTCTCCTGTTTGAGGATCGACATCTTCAAAACCTTCAATGTCTAAATTAATATGACATTCTAAAATCGTATAGATTCGTTCGTCTCGTCCTTTAGTTACGCCTTCAATTCTTTTCTCTTTTTCCTGAAGTTCGGTTTCCATTAAATGAGCAGGATTCAGTTCAATGTCTCGATAGAATCCTCCCACTTGTTTTTTTCGTACTTCGTTTTCGGACATACGAACAACATGGATGACAGATTCCGCATCATCTAATGAGGTAGCTGTATACGGAACCACTAGGTCATCTGCAGGAACGAACTTAGAAACCGCTCGTTGCATTATTTCGTCATAATAGACTTTTTTAAATGCTGAACCTGCTAAAGGTAAATAGAATAACATTTGGTCGAACTCGGCTTCGTATTCTTTCATTTGTTCCATGATCTGATAGTTCATGTAATCTTTAACCCGTTGTGCTTGTTGTTCTTTAGCCGGGTCGACTTTTCCAACGATCTGAGTTCGTACAGGACCGCCGGAAGGTAATAATTCTTTATAAGCAAGAGACTGGAACTGTGTTACGGCTTCGGCAAGAACCGGATGCGTGGCCCCTGAAGCTCCTTTAAAGGGCTCTGTTCTATTTTCATATTGAAAGCCAAGAAGGTCTAAACCATTCGTATAAGATTTTTCCCAGTCTTTTCTAGAATTTTTGTAATCGGTATAATTAACGTGCAGCTCATTTCCTAAAGGATCGAGTACATCATCAGGAAGAAGGTCTGCTAAATTAGCAAAGTGTCCTTGATCGTCTCCAGGATTCACGGCTCCCGGATCAAAATTAATATCGACACTACCATCTTCGTTCTTTTGAATATCCACCGGTTCGGTCATTTGTTGAGCAGTTTGCTGTTGCTGTTCAACTTGAACTTCCTTAGGACTCGGTAGATTTATTGTTTGTTGTACGTTTGGTAAACTCTTATCTATACTTGCCATTTAATTTCCTCAGTGTTGTTTTAATCTTTTTATCCCTGTTTTTCAAGTGATTAGTCTATATCGTCTATGTCTGGAAGATAGTTGTCATAATCCCCTTCGCCATATTTGGTTGAAGAATAATCCACTTGCGTAGTTGTATCAGATTCTAGCTGTTCTCTATATTTCTGCTTCTTTTTAGCTTTTACTTTTTCTCTATGAGTTAGTTTCTTCTTCGTTGCAAACTCTTTAAGTTTACTAGTATCCGTCGTTAAATCATCAACATTACCTACAACATTATCTAAATCCCAAACAACTTCAGCATCATCCGGGCCCGTCGCTACATACCTAGGTTCTGATTCTACAGCTGAAAACTCTCCTTTTGTTTTTTTACCGGCATGTTTGCCTTCTTCAATAATCTCGCCAGCTTTGTGCTCTAAATGAACAGTACCTAAATCATCTGAGGAACGGACAACTTTTCCATTTTCATCAAATATTCTAGGTCCGTACTCAACGTGAGAATCCCCATTATCTAAATTACGATAAACAGTTACTTCTTCTGTTTTACTAATTGGTTTGGTATGAACAACTTCTCTTTCCACTCTTCCCAATATCTTAGTTACATCCGTACCTTCTGCAATTACTCTATTCACCAATTGATGATACCATTTAGGCATTCCAATTCCTTTAACGTGTTTCATAACTTCAAGAGATAGCTTTTTAGCTTTAGGTCCAAACTTCATCCATTTCGCCAGAGGAATCGCTGCCATGAGTCCTCCAAATATTTTTATAAAATTTCTTTTACTTGGATCCATAGGACCTTTCGCAAATCCTTTTCGTTCAACTTGCATGATCCCGCCTTCTGCCATTCTTTGGTATTTAGGTTTATCTATTTCTACAGGTGTTTGGTTTTCCTCTGGAATATATTCTTCATCTATGTCGCCATACATATCTTGTGTTGTGGTCTCCTGAGATAGCGCTCGCTGCTCGTCTTCTAATTCTATTTCCTCGGCAGTTAATTTTGATCTACGATCTATTTCTTCTAAAACTTCTTGTCCGCCTTGATAAAGTAAACTCGTTCCTGCCCAAGCTAAACCTGCCGGCGTCATTAATCTACCTGCTTTCCATAATGTAAGAATACCTCTCATCTTTGGACTCCCCATTAGTTTAGCAAGCTGTGCATACGTAGAAGGTAATAACATTGCAGCTCCTTTTTCTGGATCCATTGCAATCTCGTCCCAACTTTTACCCTCTGATATTTCTAGCATCGTGTCTAACGCAATATAGGTTGCCGAAGCGAGCGGACTTCCTACAACGTCCATGCTTCTGCCTAATACATTTCCAAGTGGTTTTACTCCAGGAATTTTTGCAATTTGACTTGCAAATTTTCCAAACATGCCAGGCGTGTCAGCAGGTGGAGTTCCTTCAGCGAGTCCAATACGGCCGCCTTCACTAAATTCTAATGACCAGTCTTTTTTAATTCTTTCAT